TTGTGACAAAATGGGCGTTCAGAAAGAGGGTGACGAGTAATGCCAGAACCTCCTGTTTCAAAAAACTACGCCGTCCCCAGTATTCAAACCGTTTACAGTTTGTATGAGTACACAGACGGAGTGTATAGAAAGAGTGTACCTACATTTCATTGTAAAGATGTAATTAAGATACCTATTGCCGAACCTGTTGCATGGCAAATTGGAATTGACACCTATACCGTCACACCTTATACCGCGTTTGTTGTCGAAAATGATAACAATGTGCATTTCCCCTTTAAAATTTTTATTGAAACTAACGAGGGCGTTACAGTAGAACCTATTGTTGTAAAAGCTCCCTTAGTTCGGTATGACACGGCTTATTTACTAACCCTCCCACGAGGAACAACGGGTATTAAAAAAGCATATATAAGAAACCGGAACGGTTATCGTATTTTTCAAAACGATTTGGTGTTTGACATTATGGAAGCGCCTTATAATTATGAAAATTATTTGCATGCACTAAACTACGCCGAAGATGCAGAATATAGAGAGAGCACAGATGGCAAGATTGACGAGCTATACACGGTTGCGCACAATCTCGCTGTAGATGTAGCAAATCTAAAATCAAGAGTTACAGCCCTCGAAAATAAGGCAGGTGGATAACAATGTGCGCAAAAATCTTTTCAAAAGGCATCGACCTTTCCGAACATCAGGGCACAGTTGACTTTGCAAAACTAAAATCCTCGGGCATTGACTTTGTTTTACTCCGCGCCGGTTACGGCAGTGCAAACCGATACCCCGAACAGTACGACGCAAGGTTTGAGGAATACTACAAAAAAGCGAAAGCCGCTAACCTCGGCGTGGGTGCATATTGGTACAGCTACGCCGAAACCGCCGACATGGCGGCAGATGAAGCCGCAAGCTTTATCAAAGCTTTAAAAGGTAAACAGTTTGATTATCCTGTGTATATTGACCTTGAGGAAGACAGCATTGCAAGAAAGCTTGGTAAAACAAAATACAGCGACATTGCGGCTAAAATCCTTAGCACCGTGGAAAGCAACGGCTATTGGGTCGGAATTTATGCGTCTTTGTATTACCTTTCAGACCGTCTCGACATGTCGAAATTATCCCGCTACGCCGTTTGGTGTGCCCAGTGGAACGACGTTTGCCAATACGAAAACGCAGGTATCTGGCAGTACACAAACAGTCACACCGTAAACGGTGTCTCGGGTAAAGTGGACGCGGACTACGCGTACTACGATTACCCGTCCCAAATTAAAGCTAAAGGCTTAAACGGCTACAGCAAGAAAAGTGACAACAAGGATTTAATCCGAACGAAGCTTGAACACATTGAAGTTCTTGCAAATGAAATTGAAAGCTTGATTTAATATGGCAACCTATAAGCAATGTATAACAGACCAAAAGACAATTTATGAAAGTGCGGGTTATCCGTACTACGACGGCGGCGGTGAGCATGGCGGCATTGATACCGTGCACGACAACTACAAAGCATATGCACCTTTAGCCGGAAAGGTTGTTTGGGCGCAGGTGTGGGACGGCAGCACCATAACAGGTAACATGTCATGGGGCAATATGATGCTTGTTGAGTTTGAACCAAACAAGTATTGGCTTGCGGCGCACTTTGCATCACAGATTTGGTCAGAGGGTGACAGCATTGCACAAGGTCAGTTTATCGGTACGCAAGGCCAGACAGGTAACGTCACTGGCACACACACCCACTGGGAATACTGGGACGGTGGACAAACAACCGCTTACCGAAAAGACCCGTCAAGCATCTTGCGTATACCGAACGGTGTAGGCACGTATAACGTTACGTGGGACGCAAGCACACCGCAACAGAAGCCACCTTTACCCGACGCGACATGGCACGCAAAAAACTTGTACGGTTACTCCCGTGAGAGTTCAGAAGCGCAAGACAACGCTGTCATGATTTACAAGGCTTTAGTGCAGTCACTCGGGTGGACATTAAACGCCGTTTCTGCCGTCCTTGGCAACATGGAATGGGAGAGCGGGTACAATCCGTGGCGGTGGGGTTGGGATGAACCCCTACCGTCAACGGATTATAGAAAAGACGACATTGGTTATGGTTTGGTACAATTTACTCCACCTCAAAAGTATATTGATGCAGATATTGCAAAGTCGTCCCCCGGGTATGCGCCGCACTTTAGTGACGTGATGGGCAGTCCTGATGACGGTACAGCGCAATGCTACTTTTTAAGTAACGCTGCAAACCTCTGGTATCCCGTTAGTCCGTATAACATGAGTTATGCGGAATTTAAAGCGTCTACGGAGTCTCCTGAATACCTTGCAAGCGTGTTTCTGGACACATACGAACGTCCGGCAGACCCGGAAGCAACACGTGCAGACCGTCAAAAGGCGGCGCGATATTGGTATAACTACCTCGGGCAATATGACCCCGATACACCACCAACACCGTCAAAACGAAAGTCCATGCCTATATGGATGATGTGTCTTGGCTACAGAAAGAGAATGATTTAAAATGGCAGTAAAAAATCTTGAACAGTTTAAAGAAATGTTTGCGTCGGGTGATTTTACACCTGATAGAATGTTAGAAATTGCGGAAGANGTTGCGGACACGTTTAATGATTTTAGCACCAGACTGACCGCGGCAGAAGAAGCAACAGCAAAAAAGGATAAAGAATGGCGCGAAAAATATACAAGCCGTTTCTTTGAGGGTAAACCGGAGGGCAGTAAACCCGACGAACCCGCAACGCAGACCCCGTATGGGGTAGATGCAACCGAACGTGCAGAACATATCACGTTCAATGATTTATTTAAATAAGAAAGGATGATTTTCAATGGCAACTAAGCCGAAAGTAAGAACGCTTACAAACAGTTCCGCAGACGTGTTAAATGCAATCCGCAATTCCGCGTCTATCAATTACCGTAACTATGTCCCCGTTGTGACCCCGGACGCAGACAGCATCCGTGAAATCGGCGCAATTATCATGGACATGCCCGCGCTCCAAAATGAGTTTCTTTCCGCGCTCGTAAACCGTATCGGCAAGGTCATTATCACGTCCAAGTCCTACTCTAACCCGTGGGCGATGTTCAAGAAAGGTTTCCTTGACTTTGGCGAAACGGTTGAAGAAGTGTTCGTTGCAATGGCGCGACCGTTCCAGTATGACCCGGCAGTCGCGGAAAACGAACTCTTTAAACGTGAAATCCCGGACGTGCAGTCCGCGTTCCATGTNATGAACTTCCAGAAGTTCTACAAGACCACAACAGAGGAACAGGATTTGCGCCTTGCGTTCCTGTCCGAAGACGGTGTTTATAACCTCGTTGCGAAGATTACGGAACAGCTTTACACCGCTATGGAGAATGACGAATTCCTCGTCATGAAATACATGCTTGCGCGTAACCTGTCCCGCGGTCAGATTAGCGTACAGACAATCAACACAAGTAACATTGATGACGCAACCGTTGCAATGCGTAAAGCGTCCAATGACCTGCTGTTTATGTCTGACGAATACAACCTTGCTGGCGTGACCACGCACACCCTGCGTGATGACCAGTATATCATTATCAACACCGCGTTCGATGCAACCCAGAGTGTTAAGAACCTTGCACGTGCGTTCAACATGTCCGAAGCCGAACTTCTCGGTCATATCGTTCTTGTCGATGGTTTCGGCAAACTCAATGTAAAGCGCCTTGCGGAACTCTTTAAGGGCGACCCGAACTACTATGAGTACAGCACGGACGAACTGGAAGCGCTCAACGAAATTCCTGCCGTCCTTGTTGATCGTGACTATTTCGTGATTTACGATAAGCTTCAGCAGTTCCGCGACCTTGAGAACGTACAGGGTCTTTACTGGAACCACTATCTCCATGTATGGAAGCTGTTCAGCGTGTCCCCGTTCGCGAATGCTATCGCGTTTATCCCGAATACCCCGACTGTCACAGGCGTTACGGTGTCCCCGGCTACGGCTACGGTGTCCCCGGGTCAGGTGCTTACTTTGACCGCGAAAGTCGCAACGACCAATTTTGCGCCGCAGGCTGTTACGTGGACGAGTGACAATCCGCTCGTTACCGTCTCTGCGTCCGGCGTTGTTAAGGTTGACCCGACGGCAAGCGGCACGGCGAACATTACCGCAACCTCTAAGTTCGATACCACACAGAGCGGCAAGTGCGTGATTACCGTACAGTAAACTAATTCAATGTAAGTCAAAGCCCTCTGGAAACAGAGGGTTAAGACTTATATAAGAGGTGAATAAAATGCCGTATATACCCCCTAATTCAGACGTTGTGTTATGTCGTGGTGTTCCTATTGAAAGTGACTATAAGTATACGTTATACTTTGATAGTATTGCCGCTCAAAATAATTACTTTTTCAGTAAAGCTTTCAAGCAATTCCACAATGTGTCATATCAGCGTGAAAGACGTAATTATATAACCTTGGAAATCCCTGCAACACAAGTATATGCTTGTAATTATCTATTGTTTAAAAACACGTCATACGGTGAAAAGTGGTTCTTTGCGTTTGTAGACAGTGTTGAATATGTAAACGACAATGTTACGGATATACATTACGAACTGGACATGATGCAAACTTGGATGTTTGAATATACTTTGATGCAATGCTTGGTTGAACGTGAACATTCCGTAACGGACAAGATTTTTGAAAACACCAAACCGGAAAACATCGGGTATGGTGAACTGATGTGCGGCTCGTCTAAAAACCTGTTATCTTCACGCGGTTTGTTGGGTGAATATGCGTGTGTTATTACAAGTAAACCCTATTCAACTGGCGGCGATGACCCCCTAAAATTGTACAGTCAGTTTTGCCCTGTGTACGGCTATATTGGTAGAGCAGAGGATATGAACGAAATCGTACAAGATTTTGTTCGTAGTGGCCAGCAAGATGCTGTCTTGTCCGTAACGGTTGCTAACGCACTCATGGCACAGGGTGCAGATAAAACGCATTTTGACATGCCGAAGACAGTACCAAAAGAAGATTTTAAGTTTGTTTGCTATGGTGTTACCAGTGGTATTTATGAGGGTGAGGAACAGTTCAAAGACCGGTTACCAAACGGATATAAACCGCGAAATAAAAAACTGTTTGGTTATCCCTACAATCAACTGTGGGTTAGCAACAATCAAGGTACAGTAAACGAATACCGATATGAAGATTTTAAAATTGATAAAGACGGTTTCTTTCACATGGAAGTTGCGGCTTCCGGCGTAAGTTCACCCGAATGTGTACTTTATCCTTTGGATTATAGGGGTGTCGCTAAGTATTACGACCATGCGCTTGTATTGACAGGTTATCCTACTGTTCCCTGGATAGGCGACACCTATAAGGCATACATGGCTATGAACCGCAATCAAATAGAAAATGCTCTTTATACACAAGCCTTTAACGGTGTAATAAACACAGTGTCAGCTTTTCTTGGTGGTGCAATGACCGTGAATAACGCCGCCGATATGTTACAAGCCGCTAAAGCTGACGCGTCTAACGCCGGAAAAACAGTTAGTCAGACTACAAAAACAGGGTTGCGGCAACAAGCCACGGGGGGTATATTTAGCGCTATTGGTACTGCCGGAACAAGCGCAGTAGACTTTATGACAAACGCATGGCAAGTTGAAGCTAAGCTTAAAGATGTTTCAAATATCCCACCAAATGTAGGGGGGCTATCCGGCGCGGGAAGCGTTACTAACGCTTTAGCCCGTTTTGATTACAGTACCTATTACATGTGTGTCAAACCGGAATATGCGGAAATCGTAGACAAATTCTTT